GACCGGCATGGCCGGTTTTTCTGCGTCTCAACTGGCTGGCCCGATCATGGCGAGCGCGAACGGGAATGTGTTTTCCGGCGCGGGCATCAGCGCTTATTCCGGTAGCGTGGTGGACAAGCCGACGCTGTTCCCGTTCGCGCGCGGCATCGGGTTGATGGGCGAGGCGGGGCCGGAGGCGATCCTGCCGCTGACGCGCGTCAACGGCAGGTTGGGGGTTCAGGCGCAGGGCGGCGCACCCTCCGTCACCGTCAACGTCATCAACGCGCCTGCCGGCACGCAGGTGCAGCAGCGGCAGGACGGCAACGGCGGCATGACGCTGGACGTGATCATCGAGCAGATCGAGGGCGGTATCGCGCGCAATGTGCAGCGCGGGCAGGGCGCGCTGAACGGCGCGCTGACGCAGACCTTCGGGCTGAACCGCGCGGCGGGAGCTTATTGACATGGCGACTTGGCCGACCTATCTGCCAGCCCCGACGGTCTCCGGCTTCGAGTCCACCTCGGACGATCCGCTGCTGCGCACACAGATGGAATCCGGCGCGCCGCGCGCGCGGGGGATGTTCACCGCGGTGCCGGATAACGTGACGCTGCACTGGGTGTTCACCGGGATCGAGCTGGCGCTGTTTGAGGCGTGGCACAAGCTGGAGGCGTTGAGCGGCTCCGCCTGGTTCAGCGTCAACCTGCCCAACGGCCTCGGCATGCAGAGCGTCGAGGCGCGCTTCAAGAAGCCGCTGCGCAAGTCGTTGCGCGGCGGGATGAACTGGGCGCTGAGCGGCGAAGTGCAAGTGCGCAACGCGCCGGTGATGACGCAGGAATACCTCGACGTGGCGCTGGCCTACGACCCGAACGAGATCGTTTACGCATCACCCGCGCTGCACACTTTAATCAACACAACCCTGCCATCGGCAGGTTACTGGTAGGAGAGAATATGAGCCTCAAGACAGATGTCGATCAACTGGTAGCGGATGCCGCCACCATCAACGACTGGGCGCATGGCGACGCCAGCCACACCACCCAAATGGGCGGGCAGCCCGTGCGCAGCCCGGCCAAGCTGATCGCCGACAAGGATGCCGAGATCAATGTGGATGCCCAGGGCGTGCTGGCACAAGCCACAACTCAAGCCAACGCTGCTGCCGCCAGCGCCAGCACCGCCACCACTCAAGCGGGCAATTCTGCCGCCAGCGCCGCCGCGTCTGACGCGGCGCGCGCCGCCGCAGTTGTCGCTCAGGAGAACGCCGTAGCAGTTGTTACCGGCGGCACTGCGGACCTGGTGGCGGCTCCTGCAAAAATCCCCCTGGCGGATAGCAACGGATTGATAGATATCAGCTGGCTGGCAGCCATGCAGGGTATCGCGGTGAATAATATTGGCGTTCCCGGCCAAGCCGGTTTCGGCGTGGGCGTTTGCCCGGCTGCGCCTGATGGCTATGCGCCATTGGCGGGATGCACCAACAGACTCAGCGCCAATTATGGCAACTACCAATACACCGACGGCAGCATCATGGTGTGGATTCCGGCATTTTTTATGCGGCTTGGTCATGCAGATAATCCAACTTACGGCGCGTATGGCGTTAACTCGGTCAGTGTGGTGCCGGTCGGCACATTCCCGGACGATGCCACAGCGAACGCCGAGGGATATTATCGGCACCGCGCCGTCATAAATGCCGGTGCAAATCAGCTTGGTTTTTTTCGGGATAAATACGACTGCTCGCAAAACGGCACCATCGCATCCAGCATCGCCAACGCAATGCCACTGATTGCTGGCCCGGCGGCTGGGCAGATTGGATTTTCGGTATGCACAGCGAACGGACAGACTCCGGCGAATGCGTACTACGGCGCACTACAAGCCGCGAAATCGCGCGGAAATAATTTTTTCCCCGAGTCTGTATTTATTGCTGACGCGCTGTGCAGGCTGTCGGAGGCGCACGCACAGGCTGCCACCAGCACTACCTACTGCGCATGGTACGACGCCACCGGCGTACGCAACTATCCAAAAGGCAACGACAATAACGCGCTCAAATCCGAGGCTGACGTGCTGCTAAACGGAGCTGGCGCGGTCACATTCACCACGGCTGGCGCATCGTCATATCCAAATTTTGCGCTGACCGGTTCCGGGTCGGTTTTTGCACGCACTACGCATAACGGCCAGAGCTGTGGTATCGCAGATGTGGCGGGTAATATTTACAAGATCAATCCGGGCATGACCTGCATCGCTACGAGCAAAGCGATTACCGCAGCCACTCAAGCCAATCCGGTCGTGCTGATGGTGGTGGCGCACGGACGAACCACAGGCGATTTTGCGCAAATAGATTCAGTGGGCGGTATGACGCAGCTCAACGGCAAAATGTATAAAGTCACCGTGGTTGACGTTGACCATATCAGTCTGGACGGCGTGAATGGCGCAGCTTTCGGCGTATACACATCAGGCGGCACGGTTATTTCAGGCGCTTTCTATGCACTCAAAACCAGCGTGAATATTGCCGCAGTGACCAGCGGCGCAGCTGGAGCTACCGACCATTGGGGTGCAACCGGTGTTGCTGCGCAGTTTGATGCAGTTACCATGAATTTTGCCACCGCCTATCCTAACAACGCCTATGCGCAACGCTTCGGAAACGCCGCAAATGCGGTGTTTTCAATTAATACACACCAGTGCTACTTTTGCAAACCAAACTTTCGATTTATTTTCGGTTATAGTTAAAAAATTCCTTAAATTTTCTTCTGCCGCCACCGTTCTTCCAGTATTGTTCTCATTTTTTTGCTTCTGGTCCAATTTCAAATTCTTCA